AAGAGAGATCATGATCTTCTAAAGGTCTTAAACACATAGGACATGTTGCTTCATCGGTACCTATTTTAGCCAAAGTATTTTTATTATTAGTTAAATTAGTTTTAAGCTGAACTATTTTTTCATATTTTTCATTTTTATCTTTATTTAAATTAACTATTTCTTCATTTATTTCTTCTGATTTATTAACATAAGGTTTATCATCTAAAGATTCTACAGTATTTTTTTCATCTTTATAATTTTTTAAATCAGTATTTTTTAAATCTATTTGATCTTTTATTCTGCTTATTCTTTGAGCTTTATTCTCTTCAAAATTATCTACTTGTTGTTTTTGAGTATTTAAATGATTATTAGTTTCTTCTAATCTCGTTATTTCTATATCAAAATTTCTCTTAACTTCATTATGCTCATTACGCAATTCACCAAGCATTTTACTGAATATTTCTAAATTAAATATTTGTTCAATAAATTTACGTTTTTCAGTTTTACTCTTACCCATAAAAGGTACATGATTATTAAGAGTCATTATAACGCAGTTTTGAAATATCTCAGGGGTAGAAGATAACACTGTATTAATATATTCATTAGTATTAGATATACTATCTCTAGTTTTATCATTACCATTTTTATATACATAAACTTTACTAGGATTCAAAGTTCTTATAATATCAAACTCATTAACTCCATGCTTTGGGTCATCTACAGTAAATGATAATTGTACCTCACAAGTACCAGAAGTTAAATTATTAGCAATAAAATTTTTCTTAATATCTCTTAGAGTAGCACCAAATATAGCAAAATATAATGCATCAGCAATAGTACTTTTACCTACCCCATTTCTCCTATCTTCTTTATCTCTATTAATACCTGTTACTATATGTAAACCTTTTTCAAAGTTTACTATAACATTTTCATCACCTATAGATAGAAAATTTTTAATTTTTAACTCTTTAAAACTTACGTATTTCATTTAACTCTTTCATATAAAGATTGAGTATAATTTACTACATCTTTTTTATTTTCTATATCTAACATATTAACAAACTCTTCAATTGCATGTTTAATATCAACACCTGATAGATCATAATCTTGATCATTTTCTATCTTAAGTTTATTATAATTTACATCATAATCAATTCTTAATTCTACAGGTTTATAAGTAGTTAACTTAGTTACAAGAGCATCTAAATGATCACTACTAATATTTTTATCTATAATTAACTTAATAATATTACCTGGTAAAGTATTTTTAAATACACTTTCTACTTCAGTTAAATTAATTAACTTAGAAAGAATAATTTTTATATGCTTTGGAGTAATACTATTTTCATAAAATTCATATGATAAATTATCTAAGTCTAAAATATAATATCCTTTAGTTTGTAAAGTATCCCCGAAATCCATTTCATAAGGGTTACCAACATAAATTATATTACTATCATGCTTTTTAAAATATTTTTGATCTCTTGCATGAAAATGACCTGTAAATATTAATTTAGATTTTTCAACCAATACATCTGGGTCATCACCATGATCACATATTTTAAACATATTCATTTTAAAATTTTCTAATTCAAAATGACCAAATATTAAATCACTATCAGGTATATCATTTATATTAGTACCCCATGGGCAGAATGATACTATTTTATTTTTATAATCTACAGTTGCAAGTTTATCATATATAGTTAAATTTTTATAACCTTTTAAAATACTTAAACTATTAATTTCTGATGTATCTTTATACCATGCATCATGATTACCTGTAATCATAGTAATTTTAAAGTCCTTAAATTTATCTAAAAAGTCTTTAGCAAAATTTAAAGTTTTAACTGATATTTCATCCCTATAATGAAAGAAATCACCACAAAATATTATATCGGTAATATCTTTATCTTTAAGTTCCTTAATATACCAATCAGCCCATTTATTAGCTATACCCAACCAAAAATCATTATTCTGGTGCACACCTAAATGTATATCAGAAAATATTGCTACTTTACTCATTACTACCTACATCAATATCATCGCTCATTGGTTTAACATAAACCATGCCGTCAGTAGAATCGAGCATTTCCTGCTCATATATTTTTTCTTTATATTGATTTAAAGTTTCGGTATGTTTTTTCTCTTTTTTGATTCTGTTAATAAATGCATGAAAAGCAATAGTCGTAAAATATGAAAATGGATTATAATCGGATTCAACGTTAAATTTTTTATTAGTTACTGCAGTATACATTTTAACTAAAGCATCCCCTACCATTTCATCTCTATAAGTATAATTTATAAAATTTGATGAATAACTTAAACCATGGGCTATTTTATGTATCATATCTCCCAACTGATGAGTACATTCATCCGTTTCGTAAAAATTAATTAATTCTTGTTTTAATTCTCTCGGATCTACATAAAATTCAGTTTTTTTAGGTTTAGGTCCTCTACGCTTACCAGTAGTCTTTTTAGTATTAGCCATGACTTAATTATAATATAAAAATACTATTTTTCAACTATATCAGTTTTTGCATAATTTATTTTTTCTAAATTATAAATTTCTTGTCTTTTATCGCCATGGCGTATACCATATTTTAATTGATCACATATATCAATAATTAATAATTTATCTTTACTTTCATGTAATCTTAAACCTCTACCAATAGATTGAATGGTTCTAATAAAACTTTTACCACCGGAAGCAAACATAATCATATGTATATTTTTAATATTAATACCAGTACTAAAAATAGAACTCATAGCTATACAAATAACATTACTATTAGTTTCCATTATTTTTTTAATTTCATCTCTTGTTTCTACTTCTACTTCACCCTTAACAAAAAATACTTGCTTATCTTTACTTTGAGATAATTTATTATATAATGCATCTCCATGGGCTAAATGATTCACTAATATTAGTGAGTTATTATTAAATTTATTACATATATTTTTAATTACATTATTCCTAAAATTACTGGTATATATAAAATCTAACTCAGTTTTAAAATTATTATTACCTGATACATATAACGGTTTATCATTATAGCTTATATTAATTATCTTAACGTCTACGTTAGTTAAATAACTCTCTAACCTAAGTTCATAACTATCCTTATCATATATAACCTTACCCAATTTACCTAAAATATTCCATTCGTCAGGTTTATTATCAGGTAAAGTTCCCGTTAAACCAAATTTATTATAGGTAGTTATTTCATTAACCATCTTACTAATTTTATTAGACTTTTTAATAGTATGACATTCATCTACTACTAAAGCATCTACATATTTTATCCAATCATTATCATTAAACTGACTTTGCAATATACCTCTGTTTGCTATAATACAGTTAGCCGTTAGATCAGGCTTTATTTTTCCAGTCCATCTGGTAAATTTAAATTTAACATCATATTCAATAAAATCTTTATATGTTTGATTAACTAATCCTAAATCAGGTACTATAATTAGTATTTTAATTTTAGGATTATCTTTAAACATACTCATTAATAATGATGCTATGGTTAACGTTTTACCCCCTCCAGTACCGAGTTTAATAATACCCCTACCAAACTTTAATGCATTTTCAACTGATGTTATCTGATAATCTCTTAGAGGAAATTTAAGTAAATTGTATACTGAGTTTAATTTATAATTATTAGGTTTTACAATATCCAAAACTTCCTCTTTAATATCAATATTAATATCTGTATACTCTTTTTTTATAAAAGTCAATATATCAAAAAATAAACCTGGCTCAAATAAACCGGTAGGGGTTATACAATATATTCTTGGATTAGAATAAAATCTTGCTCTTCCCCTTAATCTAAATCTTGCTGTTTCATCTTTAACGCTAAAATGTTCTCTAATATCATCTAAATTATCAGTTATAAGACGTATCTTACTTTTATCTAATTTAAATTGTATCATAATTGTTCCATTTTCATTATTTCAATAATATTTTTTATATCAAAACCTACTGCACTAAAAGTTTTTTCAGTTTTTTCTAAAAATTCAATAATTAATTCTTCTTCATTTATTTTATTAGATATCTCTATCATTTTTTCATGCTTATAGCTTGCTTTTTCGGCAACAGGTACTGTAACTTTTACCGGGCTTTCTTTAATAATTTTTTGAACTACTTCTTTTTTAACTAAATCTCTTTGTTGTCTTAAACTTAATAAATTTTTCTTATGTCTTATTAATTTAGATACCCAATAATGTTTTCTAGCAGGGGCTCGCATTGAAGAGTCTTTTAAG